GGGACCACACCAGCAGCGTCATATATAAGTGTCACGCCGACCCTGAGTGGCCCCCTACCGCCCGCATCCTGATCAACGTCCATGACGCGAACATCGCACTCAACCGGCACGAGGACGGTGACGCGGTGCGCCAGATCATGCGCAAGCACGCCGAGCAGCCACTCTACATCAACTCTGTCCAGAACCGGCTGAAGGGGATAGACTCCCCCACGGAACTGATTGTGCCTGCTGAGTTGGGCGTGTCAGTCGCAGACCAGGACGGAGTGCATAGGTGGTCGGGCATCAAGAAAGTTCCACAAACCCATACTACAACGATGTCCCTTACGATAGCTTCCTGAGCCACTACCTACGGTTCATGTCTACGCAAGAGACTGCACATGCCTACGACTGGTGGTGTGGGCTGTGGACACTGGCATGTGCATGTGGGCGTGTTACTCGTGTAGCGCGGCCACGTGCACCTGTCTACCTCAACATGTATCTGATCCTGGTAGGAGACAGTGGCATACCGCGTAAGTCTACCAGTATCAACATGGCTACTGAGTTTATCCGTGACTTACATGCAGACGATGACATGGTTGGTGTAGTCGGTGCGAAGGCAACACCCGAACAGATCGACCTGATCTTGCACAAGCGATCTAAGCAATACGGTAATGCACAGATCGCTATCACATCCACCGAACTGACCGTGTTCGTCGGTGGAGAAGCATACAACACCGCCATGCCTATGCTACTCACTGACCTATACGACTGTCCTCGTATACGACAGGGTGGTGGCACGATCGCACGTGGTGAGTCGGAGCAGCACAACGTGTGGGTGTCATTCCTCAGTGGCAGCACTGCGATCTGGCTACTACAAGCAGTCAACCCCAAGGTGATAGAAGGTGGTTTCACCTCGCGTTGTTTGTTCGTAGTCACCAACGTGCCGAAGCAACTCATTCCATGGCCAGACGACAACAACACTGACTACGAACGTCACATGCTCATGGAGCAACTGCGTGCTGTGAAGAAGCAAGCAGGCTTATGTCCTGAGATACAGATGGCACCGACTGCCATGGACATGTTCGCTGACTGGTATCACAAACGCGACCACAGCGTCGATCCATTCAAGCAAGCATTCGAGGCACGTGAAGACTCACACGTGTTGCGCATTGCCGCACTACTGAGTATCAACGACGGTGCGTGGGAGATCCAGTGTAAGCACCTGCGGTTAGCATTCAAGCTCGTTGTCGAACTGAAGCTGACCAGTGGTGCAGTGTTCGAGCATGGTGTCATGCGTAGCAAGTATGCAGCAGCGTTCGACATCATCCGCACACAGCTACTTGGTTCGCACGACCCAATCAAACGCAGTTCGCTTGTGCGTAAGTGTAGATACTTCTTGCAACTGGAAGAAACTAACCTGCTATTTGAGACAATGCATGACATGGGACTGTTACGGAGGTTCATCTATCAGCCTGAGATGCGTGGCAAAGGTGTGCAGAAGACGGAGTATTTTCACGGCACAGACAAACTTATCGAGCGTGGAGTAGCCGAGCGCGTACTAGAAAGATTTGATTGATTGCCACAATTTGTGGACTTGACATGCCCCTTTTTCTTCTTTAGGGTGGCGGGTGGGCTTTGGATAAAGCAAGCGCGGAAGCGGTTGCTTCCTTGCTTGCTACCCCATAACACTGTTTATCACTACTTAATCGAACTGTTCTGGTCCTTCTTGCCACTTAATAGATTGCCCAATTCTCACGGGCCTATTCAATGCTTTACTCATAGTGGTATTCGTATCCTCAATAACGTCATGAACGAACCGATACTTATCAGCTAGTCTACGTTGTGCATCAATAGTCCATGTACGACGTTCCGCAGGGTTCATACCTTGCTGACCTACATTCTTTATCTGCTCATCCAATGCTTTGATATCTTTTAGTTGTGGTGCGATAACGCCATTCGTTCCTTCTATAGTTTGCCACAGATACAACATGGTAGGATCAGTGGGGATTTTCTTATCCGCACTAGGGAACAGGTCCAGTGCACCGCCACGGTTGCGACCAGTAGTATCGCCAGCAGCAGATGCCTCACGCATCCCCTTAATGTCTTGCATCCATTTAAGTTCACGCTTAGTGCGCTCTATGATAGGTGGTTCCATGGATGCGCGCATCTGATGTTCCATGAGCATGTTAAACTCAGGGTTCTTATCAGCAGCACTGAACAACCAGTCTTGTCCACCTTTCCCTAATGCATCGATCCATCCACCTAGTCCACCACCGGCTTGGTGTGCGTAGCGAGATACAGCGTTTGCACCATCTGCAACAGTTCCACCTAGACCAAACACAGCACCCATAATCTTAGTCCACCACTTGCCATCTTGACTATCAAATGCTCCTTCAGGAACTTGGTTAGGTGCCATACCACGGTTTGGGTTTTGTCCTGCCCATGGTGTAGTAGTAGACTCAGCAAGACCAGCACCTTGCATGAGCTTGTAGTGATCAAGGTGTGCTACGATAGGAGGCAGATTAACCACGTCAGTGATATCAGTCAGACCGTGCTTCATCTGGTCCCATGTAGCGTTAGAGATATGGCCACTGAGAAAGTCCTTGATCATGTTCTCCACGCTAGCAAACGTGAGAGGATCATGTCGTTGTGCTACGATGTTAGTAGCATGTGCAACAAGCTGATCCATTAATGCCTTGAATGGCCGATCTTCTTGTGCTACAGGAACAGCAGTATATCTGTTAGGATCAGGGTGTGTATAGAACTGGAAGTTTGCTTCATGCTGCTGATTACTCAATGAGTTCTGGTAGTGGTCCATATGCTCAGGACTGCGCATAGCAGTCAGTTGCTGGATCAGTGCAAGCGTGCCGAATGCAACAGCCTTAGCAAGTGGTGCGTTGACAGGACGTTCACCATACGACCGAAGAGAACGTGCAGTGCCTTGTGCTGAGATGTTAAGATAAGGTAGTAGACCAGATGCGTAGCGCAGCTTCTCGTTTGCACCTGATACACCAGGATCACCCATCAGCCTACGCGCCTCGATGGTCTTCTGCGCTTGGCTCATGTTAGGGTTGTCTTTATTCAGTCGTGCCCAACCCTCGTTACCAGCATCACTAAGATGTCCTAGTGCTTCACTCACAGCTTGGTTGAGTTTGAATAGGAACGGCTTAGAGCCTCCCCACTGTCCACCGTAGAATGCTTCAGGCACACTACGTGCAGCAGCGAACGTAGCAGCTTTGTTCGCATTGATGTTCAGCGAAGGAAGTTCAGCACGCGAAGGAATACCTGTGTTGCTTGTGCCGCGTCTGGCTAGTTCAGCAGTGAACGTCTGGTGGTAGTAGTTATCGAGTGCTTGTCGCATACCTTCTGTCGATGCATCACCGGCAGTGTTACGAAGCAGCTTGTTGACAGGGTTCCTCGCTCCAGGTTCTAACCAGCGTGCTGTGCGGTGTGCTTGGCGATCAACCACACCACGACCGTATGCATATGCACTGGTCGTAGGTGTAGTAAGCACGTCAAGACCGCGTGCGACACCACTATCCCAGCGACCACCTGTCGATTTAGTCACACCTTTATGGATCAGACCTGCATATGATCCCTTCGGTGCATTAACAGGAATGAGTGTCTGACCATACGTGAGGTTGCGTAGCGCATTCACGCTACCAGTCACCAATGATCCTGGACCTGTAGTCTGCCACTGATACAGTCTGCGAGGAATAGTAGATGCATCAGCAAGGATATGCTGACGCTTCAGGCTATCACCACTGAACATGTTGTATACGTCAGGGTGTGCCATGTTGTATGCTTTAGGTCCTGCACGAGAACGAATAACCACAACAGGTTCACGATACCGTCCAGCAACCTCATCCACACCAGCATGGAATGGATTAGCTACGGCATTCGGTGGTAATGTAGCAGGTGTGATGATCTTGGCAGCAGTCGGTTCCGCATTCTGTGCACGAAGCAGCGAGTCCACGTTCCGTGCATTGAAGTCATTCTGTATATACTTCGTGAACAACTGCTCAACATGCTGCTGGTTTGCCTGCCATGGTTTAGTGTTAGCTTGACGCACACCAGTTGCCTGTGACGTGTCACGCGTGCCCATGACATGCATGAGTTGGCCTGATGCATCTACCTCGGGTATGTAGTGCGGATGGTCTGCGACAATCTTAGCAGCATCAGCATTCGAGTGGAAACCCATGCGACGGCCAGCCTCGATCATGTCCCTGCCGTTGTTCCAAATGTCGTTAGCGATCTGTGCTTGAGCAGGGTCAGCCATCATCCTGTCTACAGCATCCTGCAAGGCCCTGTCGTCATGTAATGCATGATCATGTCGAATGTCTGCATCGGTCGGCGTCACACCAGGGTTCGATGCAGCGAACTCTCTACGGTTCTTCACACGGTTGTCTTGCTCATTCGCAGCAGACAAGCCTTCTAGCAACTCAACCTGCCGTGGGTCTTCCAGACGTGTGACGTTCCTGAGTATGCGATCAGGTGGAACCATCTGCATGCCTGTCTCAGCATGATACCCTGTAGCATTGAACGCACTCAGTCTATCATTCATCGACAGTGGATTATTAACCAGCCCATACTCATGAGCAAGTGCATCCGCAACAGTTGGATCGCCCATGACACGAGTGAGCATTTCACCGCGTGCATTCTTGTCCAGTGTTGCAGTGCGTGCTAGATTAGTCGCATTAGGCGTTGCGTCTATAGGCAACGGAGGAGGCTGTGCAGTCTCTAATCCTTGAGACAGTGCACCATTCTGTTGTATCTGTCGGTTGTTCCAGTCTTGTGCCTGTCGCACGTATTCTGGATCAGTGAACCGTGCAGTTCGTGCAGCATCAGACGTTGCTAGGTTACGGCTATGGAACGCTTTACCAGCAGCAAGTAGAACAAGCGTCGTTCCTAGCGTCGCAAGAGGTTGCCAGATCGGTGTCGTGCTTATTCCAGAACCCTGCTGCAATGGAGCTTCCATGCCGGGTTGTTGGCCGTAGTATGCTTCATTGAAGCTAGGCAAACCTTGCTTGGTTGTAGGCTGTTGTGTGACATTCCATGCATCATTGAATGATGGCAACGCAGTCGGTGCTTGTTTACTTTTCAGTTCATCATTGAATGAAGGAAGTGTAGGTTCCTTTGCAGCAGCATCATCAGCAGCTTGTGCAGCTATGCTAAGAGTAGTGAGTGGAGCAGCAATAGCTGTGCTGTGCTGAATAGATTTAGCAGCATCTCCTGCCGTTTCTGCTGTTGGGAGCAGTAGATTTGCAACATATCGTGGTATAGTAGGCAGCATCGCAATGCCTTTGCCTACAATACTTGGTGCAATCGGTATGCCCATACCAGCAATGCCACCAAGGGCACTGATATACTGATCCTGTTCTAGGTTTGGATCAGGCGCAGTCAGCGGAGTATGCTGTCCAATCTGTCCTTGCACTTCATCGGTTGTTTTCTCAAAGTTCTGTCCAAGTTTACGTGCCGTATCCATTCCAGGCAGATGCCAGTCATCCTTCTTGCCTGTGATTGCGTTGCGTAGGTTGCCTACTGCATCAACCAGACCACTAGCAAGCCCCGCACCCATCTCAACCGCACCTGTCAAAGGTAGTGCCTTGTTGAGGATGTCTGGTCCACCTGTAATCTCAGTCAGTCGAGGATCAGGTGCCATAGCAGTTACAGCTTGTGCTGCCTTGGCATTGAGATACTTGAGCATGGCATCGTTGTATGCCTTTTGGTCAAGCACAATGTCTTGTGGCGACCGTCCAGGCTCATAAGTGTCTTGCTCGAAGCCAGCGAAGCCGATCAATTGTATTCCTTCCCACTCTTGCCTATGATGCGTAAACCTCCTGGCGTTTGCTTCAATGTGACATTACCATTTACAGCATTCGCCATGATATCCTTATATGCATCTTCACCCCCTGGTTTCGCTAGACGAAGTTTGTTCTCCACAAAGTTGTTAGCTGCCGTCTGCGCTTCACTTCCACCCTGTGCACTACGCTGCACAACAGGTCCAGGACTCGGAGCAGGAGCAGGAGCAGGAACAGGAGTAGCAGCGGCAGGAGCAGCCGGTGCAGGAGCAGCTTGTGCCTGCGGAACAACAGACGGTGGCATGGGTGACGACGGAGGACTGTTAGCCGTTGGTGATGGAATAGGAGCATTTGGGTTATTCCGTAATGAAGTCAGTGCAGTCCTTGGTCCTGCTGCTGCTGCTGGTGTAGGTTGTGACACTCTTGCTGTGCGATAGCGATTGACGTTAGCAATGTAGTTCGGATCACCGCCACCATTGTAGGCTCTCAACGCTGCGGCGACTGTCGCTGGATTTGAGAAATCAGCGTTAGGACCGACACGCGATTTAAGGTAATCCGCAGCGAAGTTAATGTTCACGCGAGGATCATGCAATGTTCTAGGATCAATTCCAGGCATGTTGCCTGGATCTGATGCAGTGGAAGGCTTAATCTGGTGTATACCAACTTCACCAGCCAACCCTGGCTTATCCATTCTAAAGCCACTCTCTTGATTACCTTGTGCAATTAACAGATCGACAGGAATACCAGTGCGTGCTGATGCTTCCAAGTAGTATGGCATGTATTCTGTTGGTGGTGTGACAGACGCAGACTGTCCAGTAGGAGAAGCCTGTCCAGCAGGGTTTAGTTGCAGGTTTGTTCCTGGTCCTGCACCAGGACGAGGCACAGGAACAGGAATATCAATGTTGAAGTCTCTTCGCACACGATCAGCGAAGTCTGGCACAGTCTCTCCAGGTAGCATCCTTATTCCACTTAGTGATCCACCACCGAGACTGCTTTGTGGAGCAGATGAGAATGTAGGTTGGTTTTTAGTCCCCGCATTCGCAGCCTCAAGCTGTGCCCTGAGTATCGTGTTAACAGTAGACAACGGAGTCGTCAGGTTAGTGATACCACCACCAGACAACCTGCTGAGTGTAGGAAGATTAACAGGAGCACCAGCCTCTACACCAGCCCTTGCAGCACCAGTAACATCACCAAGTGTTTTAGCCTCGCGTGCATTAGCTAAGCCTGTCAGGATCGGGGCGTATACTCCTGTCTCCCATCCAGGTAATGCACCAGGAGCTTGTTGATGCAGCACATCCAAACCACCAGGAGTCTTAACTGCTTCTTGTCCTGCTGTGATGTAGTGTTCCTGCAACTGCTGAGCCAGTTGCTGCTTAGCAAACTCATGCTGTTGGTTCAGGTTGTAGTTATAATTCCCTTGACTGGTTTGGTTCTGTACCTGATAGGTATTGAGCATATTCTGTGCATTGGCAGGATTGTTCTCACCAACAATCTTAGCCAGAACGGACTCGATAGGGAACGGATCAATGGCAGATGGTGCAGTTGTTCCGTATGCAGTCGATGATGCTGGCATCGGTTAACTCCTATCAGTCAAATTGCTGATCTTCGCTACTGCGTGGAGGATTATAGTATGGATACTGCTGTGCAGTTGACACCTTCAGTCCATCGACTGTTCCTGTCGTTCCTCCACTTCCACCGAACAAGCTCTTGAGTGTGGTTGATAGGTTGCTAGTGAAATCCTTATTCTGCAAAGCAGATCCAATCTGTTTGAATGCTTCAGAGTCAGCATTCGATGGCAGGAATATACTACTTGTTAAGTTCTTATACGCACCTTGCGTCTGTCCACCAGCAGTATTCACGCCACCAGCACCATACGCTGGTCCAATACCACCCTGCTGCGACCGTGCAGCGACCAAGTTCGCAAGTGTATCGCGGTTACTCGATGGATTAACCCCAGGATACTGGAACTGAGGTGTAGCAATCGTGCTTGCGTTAGCAGCACTCTGCTCCAATCCTTGTCTCCTGCTCTGGTTGACTTGATCCACACCGGTTAGGCCCTGAATTTGGGACGCCATTAGGCTGTCACGCAGTGAGTCGTATTGCTGCTTACCCAAACTAGCTAGCACCGGGCCAGCCGCAGTGCCTGTCCGCTGGAATGACCTAAGTGTGTCCGACACGAGCGGTCTGAACGTCGCATCACTTGCTGCTGTAGCACGAGACTGCAACAGACCTGTCAACGTGTCAGCACCCATGGGCCTGAATGACCCGAGGTCACGTATGGCGCGATCAGCCATTGGCTCTGCCAACGCCGCGCGTCGTGCAATCGCCTCATTCGCGAACTGCGACCGTCTTAGGTCAGTGGTGTTACGCGAGATAGACGCTAGATCAGAAGCATCCTGCACTGCCTTGGGTTGTTCACCAAGTGAACTGACCCACTGGTTCGTAGCAGGGTCATACTTCAGCGTGCTACCATACGGATCAGTGCTGCCTGCGATGCTACGCTGATTAATGAGCGTAGATAGCATCTTCTGGTATTGGTCGTTGTTACGCGCATCTTGCAGCGCAGCGGCAGAGATTTGGTTCTGCGTACTAGCCGCAGGGTTGCCCTTATTCCCCATCGTGTTTGCGACAGTGACACCAGTAGTAATAACGGTGCCAAGTATAGCAGCAATGGCAGCGGCAGTAGCAGCCATCTTACAGTTCCTTTACAAACTGGTATTCAGCGAGTTTGTAACCATGCTTAGAGAAGATCGGTTCTTTGTTATACACCGTCCTGTAGCCATGCGAGATGTATTTCACATGGTGCATCTTCAGCAATGGCTCTGCTGCATCTAGCAACTGGTGCGCAATACCCTTACCACGTTCACTCAGCCGCACCGCAAGTGTCCCGCATGTAGCGAACACAACTGTCTTATGGTGCGGATGTGGCCCAACGTAGTAGGTCACGAACCCAATAATGATCCCTGTCAGTGGATCACGTGCAGTGATCAAGAGGAACCCTTCCTTGTCCTCTAAGTCACTGAACAGTTCCCATGCCATGTCTACAGGCGGAACACCTTCCTTCGCTACAGTCTTCTCATAGTATTCGACTATGATGGAGTTCAGTTGCAACCTGCATGCACGCAACCGCTCAACCTGTATCAGCACCTTGTGCATCAGAACGCTCCTGTCGAACCAAGACCACGCTTCTTGTTCGGGTCTTGATCAAGCAGCGGCGTTGCACCACCAGTTGGGTTAGCAGCACTTGGGTTGTTAGCACCCTGCACTGCACCACCTGCATTGATCAGATCACCGAGCGTAGCGAATGTCGTTCCACCAAGTGCACTACGCAACGCACCACCGAAGTTGCTGATGTCTGTGTCAGCGAGGTTCTTCGCACCACCCGCATACACGTTCGGATCGAAGTTCGATGACAGGCTCAATGCATTCGCATCCGTGCGTGCTTTACTGATGTAGTCATCAATGGCACCACGATCTTTCGAGATGATCCCGCTACCCAAGTCACCAATGGTAGCTGCACCAGCACTACGCTTCTGTGCCAACGTCTTCAGTGCAGCGTCATAGCCTATCGGTGTAAGCGTCCCACGCTTCTGTGCGTAACCCAACTGTGTATTCAGTGGATCAAACTGCTCATTCAGCAGTGTGTCAGAATACTGGCCTGTCAGGCTATCAGGGACAGCCGTAGTAGAATAGGTCGGTGAGAATATCTTATCTAGCGACTGTCCTGCACCAGTGCGTTTGCTGCCAGTGAGGCTATTGATTATGGTTGTACCGAGGTCAGGACTGAATGCAGCACTTGGGTTCGGATCAAGGTCTTTGATCGTGTGTAACTGACGCTGCAAGGCAGGATCAATATCACTGGCGAGGTATTGATTTGGATCAACTCCCGCTTTCGTGAACTGGTTCAGCACGTTAGATCGTGCATCATTGTATGCAGTGTCTCGACTGCCTTGGAACTTGGTCAGTGCTGCTGCATCGTCTGCGACCTTCTTTGCCGCTGCTGCATCGCTTGTAGCTTTCTCAGCAGCCTGTCGCTCAGTGATCTCTTGGTTCAGTAGGTCTTGTGCGTTATCACCAGTTGGGTTGCCCCAGAAGTCTACGCCTTGCACAAACGACTTACCATTCACTGGATCAGTAAACACAACAGGTGCAGGAGGTGCGTATCCACCTCCACCACCTCCACCCTTACCACCACCACGCAAACCAGCGAACGACAACCTGTCGATCTGACCACCAGGAGTGAACATCACGTTTCCCTCATGTATCTATACACCGCTCCATAGCGCGTGAAGCCCATATGCCGGTAGAGTGCATCAACACCAACACTTCGGATGCCTGCAACGTCGCCAGACTGTACCATCACTGCCTTCTTCGTCTCCAAGCACCAGTCCACGAACCCATGCATGAGCTTAGCACCTATCGATGCACGGTTCTTCGTCCCCTCACGCACATACCATGCTTGTTCAAGACCAAGCAGTTCAGGACTGAAGTAGAACGGCACAACCTGTCCGCATACTGCACCAACATACTCATTACCTTCTACTGCGAGCATGAAGTAGTAGTCAGGATGCTGCATTGAGTAGAGCATCGTAGCTCTACAATGTCCCCAGTTGAATGCAGGACCACTCTCTGCGAATGTGCTCAACTTGTGCATCTCTTCAGCCAAGCCCACAGCATGTGCGAGGTTACTGTGCCTCAGTGGAACGGTTTCCACCTTGTGCTCCTGTCATGCATTGTGCGGCAATAGCCTGGATCGCACCAGCGACTTGCTCGTAAGGTGCTTTGCCAAGTATTTGCAAGACGCGCTCCCACTCAGATGCAGCCATGGTAACTGACAACGGCAGGTTCGCATCGATAGGTTGCTGCTTCATGACTTGTTCTCCAATGCGCTCATGCGCGTTGCCAATTCTTTCATTCCATTCACCAGAGCAACCACAATAGGATCGAGTGCAACACTAAGTATCTCTTCCCCCTCGCCTACATTCATCACAGCATGTGGCATGATCTGTTGTAACTGCTGTGCAGAGAAACCAGCTTCATCTCTACCATCGAACTTGCGGTTGAACATGATTGGTTTCAACTGCATGATTTCATCAAGGCCGTCCGAAGCAGACCACATCTTGGCCTTGGTTCGCTCATCGGAGATGTTGTTATAAGCTCCTAACCCAAAGATAGGACCAAGGTTGTTACCGATCTGTCCGTCTGTGGCGCGTATGGAGAAGAAGTTGTTGTTATTGACTTTCCAGTATATGCTAGCAGTGCTCCAGTCGGTCTGCCAAAGGGCATTATTAACCATTTGCAGAATGGTATATGTGCTGTTATCACTTATCCATTTAGAATGATCTCCTGCACCCATGAATATTTCACCACCACGAGCAAAGAATGCACCATCTGTCTCAAGTGCACCATTGACCTTCAGTGTACCAGCAAATACGTTGGTTCCATCTCCACCGAAGGAAAACAGAGAGACGCCATCGTAGCCTCGTATGTATTGGAGCTGGCCTGTTGTATTAGTCTGAGCCAGTCGCCAGTTAGCATCACTGAATGTGAGTAGTGTGACACCTGCGTTAGAGTAAAACTTTGCACCATTTGATGTTACCCAAAATGCTTGGGATGCTTGTATGTTTCCTATTACACTAATGCTACCACCGAGGTTGCCACCAGACAAAGGCAAATAGTTCCCTGCCAAGAACTCACGTGTTGCGATAGCACCTTGGCTTGAACCATCCACAAACAAGTTTGCATAAGTTCCAAACCAACCAAAGGCAATCTGGTTCCTATTCGCTACAGGAACTACAGTATAGTATGCACCAGCGCCTCCGATCCCTAGCGAACCAGACAACACACCACCCGTCAATGGTAAGAAGCCCACACCACCAACACGTGCATCCACATACCGCTTCGGGGCACTACCAAGTGGATCAGTTGGATCATCATTCAGGATCAGTGGTCCTGTCATGATGCCCCCGGCTAGAGGCACCATACCAGTCACACCATCAACAGCGTCCTGCGCCTCTTGTGCACTTGCAGCCGCAGCCGTTGCACTATTCGCTGCCTGTTGCGCATAGAAGTTAGCACCAGCAGAGGTCTGCGTCCATCGAGCAGGGTTTATTGCTCGATCAGAAGAGAAGATAGTCGGTGGTGGAGGACTAGTATGCGTCTGCAAGCAATACCAGATGCTGCTATCGAAGTTATCAATGGCTGACTGGCCCAACGTATACGCATGTGAGTTTGACCACACACCTGCAAGATTGGGTATGGCAACAAACTGTCCAACTGCTGCATCCAGTATGTTCCAGTTCGTGTTGACATCCACATCCCATGGCGACTGGTCGAAGACAGGAACGTGCAGCTTCAGGTTCGTCGTAACATGCCCAGTTCCACTCATAGCCTATCTCCTTATTCCGCCATGGATGTAGGCCAGAGAGATACTGATGAACTTCAGCTTGTGTCTGGTCGTGCCGAACAACCTAAACTTGAATAGCTTGAACTTCGTAGTCCATGCGAACAAGCGTTCCTCGTTCGTCCTCTTGCCGCTGCCATAGGGCGAGTTACCATATGGTGCATTGCCGTAGCCACCACTGTCACCACCAACGAAGTTCATTGACAGCATCGGTGCACGCACACCTTGGTCGTTGATGATGTTATCGACATAGCCTTCGACTGTGAAGGCACCTTTGCCTTGCACGTCCAGTGCGATATACCGCGTCTGCTTGATATCCATGCGATGCTTGAAGTCTGCCCAAGGCAGTTCCCACTCGAACGTGATCGGGTTTCCTGATCCTTCGTTCACGGCAGGATCACCAAGCAGGTCAACAGTCTCATCAGGACTGTCAAAGTCATACGCATACAACTTGTTGTCGCCAGCGAAGATCACATTCTGCAACGACGTTCTGCATGCAGCCTGCCACTTCCATCCACGCAAGCGTGCCCACGCTTGTATCTTGAGTGCAGGTATGTGCGTATAGCTGAAACAGATCGTCTCAATGATCACGCCAGTGAACGAGAACACCGGCACGAACAGCATATACTTGAAGTTCCGCAAGTCGTAGACCGCGAACACATACCTGCCGATGTTCGCTGGTGATAGCGGCTGGATCAGTGCAGTGATCATCGGATCAATCAGGTGACTTGCACGGATCGGTCTCAAGGTGTTGAACACGTTCACACGGTTGATCGAGTTCACGCCTACGTTGTCTGCGTAGAACGTATCGTCACCGACACTAACCAGCGACCTGTGCGTGAGACAACCAAACTCTTCAATGAAACCGTCGTCAGTCGGTGTGTGCACCGCAGGGGATGTGCCAACCGCAGGTGCATATACACCCAGGTTGACAGGTAACACACCACGCTCAAACGTGACCAGTAGCTTATCTCGGTAAGCAACTAGACCTGTGATAGTTGCAGAACCAAGAGATACACGAGGACCAAGATCAAGCTCAATAGCATCGTTCGGAAGTGGATCATTGAGGTATGTTCCATGTGTGCCTTTGGCACTGATGCAGATTGTGCTCGGCTTGCTGGCTATGCCTGCGATGCATGTATACTGCGAGTGTGCAATCACATACTTGCCCACAGGCGTGTTCACATTCGAGAGTGTGCCTAGATCAACAAGGAAATCCAGTTGCATATAAGCTGAGTTTGGGCTACCATCTGGCTGTGTAGGATGTCCACTGATGATAAGCGGCTTATCGACACCATTGACTATGATCAAGTCACTGTTGAAGATGGTAAAGTTAGCATCATGTCTACCGACAGGCCACGGAGTAGAGTCATCAGGCATGAGCATCTCTGTAACAGTGCCATCACCTGCTGTTCTGGTAATGTGTCCACTATCTTGCACACAGATCACGTAGGTGTTGAAGTAGTAGCAGTTTATAATGTCCGCGCCATTAGGCAACTCGGCCAGGAACACAGTTCCAGGACGCAATGCAAGCGATCCATCGATGGAACGCTCAAGGTTATCCAACACCTTCGCATACTTAGGCGACATGTTGAGGTCTGTGTCGGTGACATTCAGGCCACCCTCAAAGCTCCGCACCGTGCTGATCTGCAAGTTGCTCTGTGGCTGTTCGCCACGCGGATTTAGGTTCGCACTGGTTTTGGTAAGATACATTAAGTCACCCTGATCATTTTCACGCTACCATTGCGATATTCTTCACCGATCTGCACGCCTGCACTAGCAGCGGCAGCGTCATTCGCGGCGTTGATGGAGGGAATGGTGGTAATACGCCTTCCGTTAACGATGTTATCCATGAACGTATCGGGTTGCGTCGTTATTCCACTGATAGGACAATTGTTGCACTGGTTGCCGATGATGCAAGCGGATAGCCCAATGTAGCCTGTGATGGACATAGCGGCATTCGCGAAATAGTTACCGCTCACAAGCATGTAGTTCGCGGCGCTAATACCCAGGCCAGCGGCGTTCGGACCGCCATTGCCTATCCGCATGATCATGTTATCGGTGACATGAATGTTTGTTGTATGGTTCCCCAGGTAAATCCCATAGGTCTGCGCCGCGTTGGTGCCGAAATAATTAATCAGGTTATCGGTGATGGTAAACGTGTCGCAGTAATCGATCCAAATAGCAGCGGTTGGCGCACCGGAGAAGTGACCGTTATCAAAACAGATATTATTCGCAATGAGCAGGTTGTCATGCAGGATGGTGGTAATGCCATCACCCACCATCACGGCAATACAATACTGCGTGTTGTTGAGGAAGATATTATCGGTGATACTGATATGCGAACAGGGAGCAGACTGCGCTGTGTCAGCGTAGACACCAACCGCCGAGACATACGTACTCGATATAGTGCAGTTACTCATCCCGCAGTTAGTCAGCCCGCTGTAGAACGTAAATCCACTGTCATTCGCCACGCCCTCGATATACGAGTTAACGATCCAACAGTCCGTGGCCCCGATACCACCACCAACGAACTCGTTGGAGTTGGTGCAGTCAATCAGCGACACGGAGTCAAAGCGTATATGCGATGATTGAACGACGTTGACGTTCCAGTTGAGCGAGTTCTTGATAGTAATCCCTGATACCTGAACATTGCTGGCTCGATACGTATAGAAGCCTGCCTGATTTCCGACCAGCCCTGTTTGGTTAGCACCATTACAATCGATCGTGCCATGCCCACGCACGGTTATGTCGTGTTCACCGTTGACGGCCTGCATGGCAGTGCCTGAGTTAGCACGGACCTTCAACGTGCCGTGTAGCAAGAGATCCGCGCCTGATGACAAGACAAGCGCATCTACCATGTATGGCTGACCAGTATCTGGTATGAATACCACAGCCTTACCTGCATACGTAGTGAGCGCATTCTGAATTATGGGCGTGTCGTTGGTTGAGCCATCCCCCTTCGCACCGAGATCGAGGACGTTGACGATGGATGTGTTGCTCGCACTACCTCCTCCACCACCATGTGCATCTACATACTGTTTAGTAGCAGCATCAAGCGGTGCAACAGGATCGCGCCATAGTGAGAGCATACCTTGCATCGTATCGCCACTACGCAACACACGTTCACTGAATGCAGTATTCAATTTATCCGCACGTAGTGGGTTCTCACCTCTGGAGAACGATGTTCTACTTCCACTCATGCCAATGGGTCCTGATCCAGAACGAAGTAGCCACTGTCTGAAGTCTGTGCATCTGGATAACGAGGATCAAGTTCAATCGAGTGTTGACCAAACGATGCCTTGATCATGCGTCTACGGTTCTGTGCTAGCACCTGGAACTTATTCACCTGTGCAGGGATCGTTCCGTCATCCACGCAATACATCCACGTCGCATCATACTGCAACAGCAGTTGATCCAGGTAGAGTTTGTCCGTGTAGGTCAGCGGTAACTTAGGGCGTTGTCGTGCATACACTACAACACCGATGCTGCTATTCTTAGGAAAGACCTTAAACGGTCGAGCAGGTGTCGTGTAGTCTGGCATCATATACCATGCACGCATGACAGCGGTATTGTTCGTATCCATGGTGAATGGATTAATGCTCTGAGGCAATTCACGCAGCTTGCGGTTGCTCGTCTCAGGGAACACCGCAGCGATATCCCTATACTCGGTAATGGTGCCGAGCGGACCAATCAGGTCCATCGTCAGGCTACCGGTTGCTCCATCGAGTGGCACAGGACCAATGTAGGTCATGTAGTCTGGCCACCACATCTCTTCAAATTCAAGCAGGAATGCATCCTGTATGTGCTGCAATATCCTGCCACTGGCGTATATCTGCGTAGCAACACCAGGAACCTGTGATAACTCATTGATGACTGCATTCACAATGTCTTGCACGATCACAGGCATATCGTTCTCCTAACGTGATCGACGACACAGGCACCGGCTCCCACCTGTGTCGTCTCTCACCCAACAAGCAGAGGCAAGGAACCTAAGCCGCTGCCTGCCGAAGCCCGTGCAAACCACCGTTGTTCGCAGTGTTCACATCATTCACCATGTTGAATGCTGCGCTGATGATATTCGCACCATTCATCGTGGTCGTAGTCGTATACGTGCCACGCGGATCAGTCGTGACATTCGTTGCTGGATCGACCAAGCTAGGACCAACCAGTGTACCAGCAGCAGCAACGACACCGTTACCGATCTCATACACGCAACGAATTGCCTTATACGGCAAGCCTAGCTTGACACCAGTGCCGATACTGAGTGTCGTAGCCGCAGCAGTAATGCCAACATAGTTGAATGCCTTGAACGCTTTGACACCAACAACTGGTGTCGCACCATTCAGCGTCAGACTCTCAGCGATAGGCTGACCAAGGTAGTCCCAACCATACACGATAGCCGCAGTCGAGTTTGCACCACTCGCTGCGATCTGGATGTTGCGACCATACGCGTCAGGAATAGCAGCAACACCACTCAGATCAATCTGCGTCACACCTGTCATGCTACCAGCATTGAGGATGCTATTCGTTACAGCAGCAAGCGGTGCACCGAAGTTCACACGCGTCTCACCGTTATAGTTCACATCCGCACTATACGCCATCGAGGGGCAATACATGTTGATGCGACGAGGAAAGTTCGTAGCATTAGCCATCAAGTTAGGCATTACTCAATCTCCTGTCCACTGAGTGTGGCAAGACCACCACTACTGCGTGCACGTGGTCTGTTGTTCTGCGATCGTTCTACGATCTCTTTCGGTGTCAGTGCGATATCAGCAGGCACCTCCTCACCAGAGTTCATATCGACCAAGCGCGGTTGCTCCAGCACACCAATCCTACGCAACTGCTCTTCATCATCAGCAGCAACGAACATGCTGTGACCTTGCGGGAAGTAGATCATGTAGCCGTCCTCAAACTCTTCCTTCTTCGGAACGAGCTTACGAGTGATCACTTCCTTATTCTGCAAAGGTCCAACCTTACGCACATCTTCTTCAATGTGCATGACCATGCGCCAGAACTTGCCTGTCATCTTCTCAACCTGGAATGCAGGTTTGAAGTCCAGACCAGATTGCGGCATACTTATGCCTCCCTACTAGACTTAGTAGTAGGAGCCTTCGTGTCGTGCTTCGTGCTGGACTGCGCATACCCACTAGCTGCACCACTGAGCGTGTCAGGCGGAGGTGGATCAGGTGGTGGTTCCTCTGGTGGAACAACCACATTCACATCAGGACCATAACTCGTTGCATTCGGGAACGAACTCAACACTTGCTGGTGTTCAACACTACCCGCCTGCACTTCAGTCTGTCCTGGCTGCGTCTCTGCACTACCCACGTCAGTAGTTTTCACTTCTGCTTTGGTATCAGGCATCTTGTCCTCCTAATTCGTCAATACAGCATGCGTCCTAAACGCACGCCATAAGCACCACTGACCCTGCCACACTACGCGACTGCCTACAGCGTCCACGTTCCACGGGGCCACCAACTCCTTCACCTTCATGTTCACGCCACGCAGCATGTGCAAACGCAGATACGTGTCGTTGATGAAGTATGCGAAGTTAACAGGACAGTCCTCGTCATACATCAGTGGTATGCCATTGTGCATGCATCCCTCAAACCCGAGATCAAACATGCGCTTACCGGCTTTGCCTTCACTCAGCGGGATAGTCATCTTATCTCTTACCGCTTGGCGATACATCCTGTAGATGTTTCGTCCCGTGAGGATGATACTTGGCCGATCACCCTTGAGGGTAAGGTCCATGAGAACGTCGTCGAACACTTCTTCGATGTTCGTGCTATCCATGCCTCCAGCAAATACGTAAGCAGAAGTGCGCCATTGAGGCTGAGTAGCGCGGTTAATCCCACCCAAGGTTCCAACAAGTGGATTAGTAGGGATAAGAGAACCCAAACCGAGAGGATCAGTGCCGCCGCCCACAGCGTAGAGATACTGACTGAATTTATCCTTAATCGATTCCTCAAGGACATTCATCTTCTCCTTCATCAGTTTGAAGATGGCTGCTGCACCGTTGTTCTCGTCTTGCTCCTGATCCGATATGATGACACTACCGGCGACACGGCTATAACCATACTCAACCGTGTCAAATTCATCTGTCTGGTTAACAGGCAGCGGTGTGTAGTAGCTATACGACGTAATGTTTGGGTTACGACCGACCGTGAGTGGGTTGGTGATGTTGTAACCACCATCTTCGTATTCCACGCGGTCATTCGCAAACACCCACGCCATCAACGCGTTCGACTTGATCGACGCCATCACGAGCTTACGTCGTGATTTCGTCAGTGTGCTGTGCAGAACATCTGCAACAGCAGGTATGATTGTTCCAACAGGCATAGCCTACCTCATCAGTTTAAGTTGACACCATGTTCCTGCATCGACTGCCTGATTATATCAGCCCAGGATGCATTCTCATTGTATTGCGTGACTGCGCCATTACCTACTGGCG